CTATACCACTAAATCCCATAGACAGAGCTTCTCTTATTATTGTGTACCGATGTGCAGCGTTTGTTATTTTTATGTCTGCTGCGATGCCTTGCGCGTGGGTTCCCGGTACGTCCTTTTTAGCTTCTATGGGGTGGTTAGGGCTTCTGTAGCCGCTGGTGATAACAAAAGGGAAACCACAGTTGTCCCTGAGTTGGTCAAGTTTGTCTAAGAAGTCCTGCTCCATACGGTTCTCACCAGTATGTTGGCAGTTGAACTCTTCTCTAGTGAAGTATTTCATGCGTAAGCTGTTCGATTCTTTCTTTAATCTTCTGGATCTTGGACCGCAACGACTGAATCTTCTTCGCTCCCTGTCGTTTCAGTTCCTTGTGTAATAGACGTAGTTCCAACACCAGTGATGTTAATCTGTATCGCACTTCTTCCTGCATCTTTGATAATGTCCTTTTCAAAAGCAGCAACAGGAAGAATACGATCCATAACTAACTTCCACGCTGCTGCTTGATTTTTATGTTCTGGGTCTGTAGCTGCTTGAAATATAGCATCCATTACGGCACGAGAACGAGGAGAGTTTAACATCCTTGCCTTGTACTCATTTATAATAGCTGCGTCACCCTTTGGTCTACCTACAGCCTTTCTGCCTCCTTTTTTCTTAGAGGAAACAGAAGAATTTTTAGGGCGACCAACAGGATTACCTGATTTCTTGTCGTTATCCATACTATATAGACTCAACCTAGTTGGGTTTTCTGGTTCTTTTTTATATTTGTTCCTAATAATTGTACGTTTAGTGGTAGTTAGTTGTACTTAAGAACTGCACTGTTCTATATATACGTATTATTATATCATATTTTTAGTAAAAAGTCAAGAAGAATTTGTAAAAAGAGTAAAATTACCTAATCTACAACAGATTTACAGTGCAGATTCTGTGTATTTACAGTGCAGATTACACAATCCTGGTTAGTAAGTACTAACTTTTTAATAAATAAAGATAATTTACTAGAATTACTATGGCCTAATTTGACTCTTTTTTGTATCTGGGTACTACCACCGCGCGCAGAACTGCAAAATTCCCCTCCCCCGGTGTCAAAATAGAACCGGCCTATGGTGATCAATGCAGAATTAGGCAGAATGTGGGGCAATGAAGGTCCACATATACCCCAACACTACCGACCAACACAGAGCGACACAGAGCCTATGACGAGACTTAAATGCATTTAAGTTTTTTTCTGCTTACCTGTTGACATTTGAAAAACGAAGCCTCAGACTGTGAGCATGGTGGTATGTTCCACTATTTGAAAAGGTACTAATCATGAAAGCTGAAAACATTCAATCAAACACAAGCGCTCCCACTTTGGCTGGCCGTCAATTTGGCACGTTCCTAAAAGACAAAGACAAGGCCACTACCGCGCGCCTCTTGGAAGACGCTCAAAAGATCCACACTGTGGAAGACATCAAGCACTATTGCGACGGCGCGAAAGAGACCATGGGAAAGACAAAGGGCTCCGCTGACTCGATGGCGTCGATGATGCGAACAATCCTTAAGGTCGCCACTGCCAACGATGACAAGCTCTGCGAATATCACAAAGTGAAGACGCCCGCCGCCGGTCGCAAAGTAGTACTGGCACAGATAGAGAAGGGGTTCACTGGTCTCGACTCACTTGCCAAAGCCCTACGTATCCCCAGCGCTGGCAAAGCTGAGGGCGACGGCGAAGGATCCGAACCGACCGCGAAGGATGCCAAGGATCTGGCGACGCTATGGTCCACGTTCATGGGCGACGCGCTCAACAATGGGCACACCAAAGACGACATCGCCGCGTTTCTGGTAACTGTTGATCTGTCAGCATGAATGACGCAATGGGCATAGTGTTGATCGCTTGCTTTCTGCTTATCGTATACGCTGAGCTGACAAGCTAACCTAACCCCTACCGAAACCCTGCCAGCAATGGTGGGGTTTTTTTTATGCCTGCAGGAAGCTGTCAATCGCTCTCTCAGCGACGTTCTATTCCTACCCTATACCCTACCCTTGCTTTTGTTATCGTTGCTCACAGCGCCATACAGGGCCTCTCATAGCGTCGCTAGGCGCGTCTATTTGACATAGCTATTATTCCATGAGATAATATGTACTGGCTGGGGTGATAACGTCCAGCTATATGGCCGTGACTGCGGCACTATCAAAAACTTAAATGCATTTAAGAAATGCGAGGAGATTGTTATGTATACAATATTCACAACCGAAGCACCGCAACCGCTTAACCTTAGAAATCGTGGCAGTTATTGGCGTGACTTGTTTGAGAAGATGAAGCGCAACGATTGGATACGTCTTCCGAAAGAGCATCATGCCAGAGCATCTGCGGCGGCAAGTACATACCTCAAGGGTCGATACTCTTTGTACCGTATCGATGATGGGTCGAGTGACTATTGCTTGTTAAAGCTACGCTGATGAGGAGGTAAGTGATGGTACTGACAAAAGAACAGCGCCGCGCACTGTTGCGTGTGTGGCAACGTGGTGAATCAGACTTGAGTTATCTACAGTTTAGGCGTAGTGTTGAGTCTGGTTTTTGTATGGATGGTGCAGTCGTAGTGCCGTGGTGTGGTATGTGGCTCGCCATTGAGACTGATGGGTATACCCATAGCTAAAGAGGAGTAAGTGATGAGCAGAGCTATACATGAGATAGCGCGGGACGTTAACGCTACGTGGTCGAAGGTGTCACCGTATGCACAGCCATACCTTGATGCCATGCAGTACCTGACCAGCATTGACGATGACTATTACCTTGACAGTGGTAGGAGTGTGGTGCTTTACTTTCTATCGAACGCTGCCTCGTGGCGTGGTGATGATGCGAGGCGTATCAAGAAGGAGTTAAAGGAGATGTTATGAGGGAAAAAGTAGAGGAGTCGTTGTATTCAAAGATGCAACCAACGTGGATGCATAGTGAATGTGGACGCTTGGATGCGAGACTAGCGATAGTGGATCCAATGAAGGAGTGCGCTAGACGTTCAAGAAGAAAACGATTCAAGGTAGTTCTTTATTTTGATGGATCATTTAGCCATCAGTTTTATTTGGATACTATCGAAGATGGACACTATGCTATGCGTAGATACGTGGAGAAAAAGTTATGAGTGTACTTACTGATGCACGAGATGCAGTGGGTGGACTAGCTAACCCAAGCAAGGTTCCGTGCAGATCCACATCAACACCAGCGGAGAACTGTCACACTGGTTCAAAGCTGATGAAGGTGAAGGGGTCTGTATGTGAGGACTGTTATGCCTGCAAGGGTAACTATGTTTTTCCTAATGTTAAGAAGGCGTTGAAGCGTAGACTTAATGCTCTGTCTCATCCTGATTGGGTGGAGAACATGGCGATAGCTATCAACAAAGCGCCGTACTTTAGGTGGCATGACTCAGGTGACATCCAAGGTGTGTGGCATTTGTCTAACATCGTGGAGGTAGCAAGGCGTACACCTGAGACTAAGCACTGGTTGCCTACTCGTGAGGCTAAGTACGTGTCGCAGTACAGTGGTGATATACCAGACAACCTGATCGTGCGTGTGTCTGCGGCTATGGTTGACGGACCACCACCGAAGCGGTTTCATTTGACATCAACAGTGCATAGGAATAGAATCCCTACTGACTCGTTTGTATGCCCCGCACCTAAGCAGGACAACAAGTGTGGTGAGTGTCGAGCGTGTTGGGATAAAGCAGTACCGAACGTAAGTTATACACATCATTAATATTAAATGCATTTAAGGAGTAAAGATGGGGACAGCTAGTATGTATGGTAATCAGGTGATGGATGTGGAGTTAGACTGCGAGTGGATGACTCTGTATGCAACCATCGAATACCTTGTGTATGGTGACGAGGAGGACTTAGTTGAATTGGTATCAGTTAAATCGCGTGGAGTTGACATCACTAATTGGATCAACACTAGTTATATATTCGATCTTATTTCTGATGAGATAAGCAACGCAGACTACCATCATAGTGATCATGGAGATGAAGTATGACTATTATTGAATTTGATACAGCGTTACCTGAGTATGCAGCACCGTGTGAACGTCCTGTTATACAGATGTTGATTGACTTCTGCCTGCGTGATGATGGCAAGGTGTCAGTGTGGGATGGTGAGGAGCTATCTGTGCATGGGTGTAGCAGTAAGGCGCACATCCTGAAGAACCTAGCACAGACTGAGATGGATCAGGTGGAAGCATACGACAAGGATGGTAACTGTCGTGGGTGGTTCTCGTTGATCTATCACAACGGATCAGAGAATGAGCCTATGATTGTGATCTCTGACTACAGTTACAACGAGTGGACAGAGAATGTGTACCGTAGACTAGATGGAGTGTTTGGAGGTATTGAGTTATGAGTTACTACATCAAACCAGTTGAGCAGATAGTAAGTAATCGTATGGCTGTGTACCGTGTGGTGCAGAGACTGCGTGACTTCAAAGCAGAGAACGGCGTGGAGTACATGGTGTTCCCAAACAAGAAAGCCATGAAGACTGCGTTGTTTGTTGACCTGTACTGTGGTAAGAATGGCAAGCTGGTCAAGCTAAAAGACAGATCACTATTGAGGTTCTAACATGAGAGATGGTATGACACACCAACAGATCGCAGATGTTCTTGGTATATCACGCGAGCGAGTACGTCAGATAGAAGCAACTGCATTGAGAAAGCTGCGTCGTTCTGGTAAGTTAAAGGAGTTCCTGTGCCTTCTTGATATGGAGGTGCAGGAATATTACGGTGAGCAAAGCAGGAGAATTAAACATGGCGAGTGGTGACAAAAAGAAATTAGAGATAGTAGATAGGTATGCGTTCAACAACTTAAACCATCTACATAAATTTACAGAGTGTTTGTCTGGTGCTAAGTTCATGGTGCGTAAACACACTGAATACGTGGATGAGGACGGTGACGTTGTAGATGAGGCTGATGCGATTGATTCATATACATCTGTTAGCGTGTTGTACACGGACGGTGACAGCGGGGTGATGGAGTTTAGCTTCTCTGAAATATATGAAGACAAAGGATATCAAATTGAAATGATAGAGTGTCAGTGGTGTGACATAACACCAGAATATATGCTTGCTATCAACGATGTGTTCCTGTACCCCGACCTGTATGAACACGGAGAAGTTGAGGTGTTTGAATCTCCTTGTACTACTGTATCGTGGGACAGTGATGAGTGGAACGAGCGTATGATTAATGCGAAAAAGGACCGAGAAAGTAGGGTTGCACTTCAACACTAAGTGTGGTACAATATTCTATATAGATAACTAAGTATTAATATTATTACTAATACTATTACTAATACATAGGAACTACATATGACTAACGATCAGATGATTGAAGAGCTAGTTGAGTACCAGTTTCAAAACATCACACTGGTTGAGGTGGTAAATATCTATATCAAGTTACAGCGTGAGTTTCTGAAGAGTCAGCTTACTGAGGAAGAGATCAAGGCTAAGTACCATGAATTGTTTGGAGATGCGGAGGTAGTACACTGATGGCGTTTGTTAAACTGCACCAGCAATGCGAGGACTGTGGGTCTAGTGATGCACTGTCATACAATGAGGATGGATCTAGTTACTGCTTTGCCTGTGCTAAGTTCACCCCGTCAGAAGCCACAGGAGGCTCTGTGAGCAACATTAAGGAACGAGTAGTACCAGCGGCAGGGTTCGACAGAGCGGCCTTTACAGAGCCATACAGAGGCTATCAGGACAGGTGTATAACTGCCGATACCATGTCTGCATACTCTGCACAGCAGAAGGCAGGTAACATTCTGTTTGGATATCACACACCACAGGGTGAGCTAGTGGCGGTGAAGACTAGGTATCCAGACAAGCAGTTCAAGATTGGTGGGGACTGGAAGAAGGCTGGGTTGTACGGTCAGCATCTGTTCCCCAGTGGTGGTCAGTACATAACCGTAGTGGAGGGAGAGTTCGATGCGTTGGCTGCATATCAAATGTTTGGGGGCAAGTACCCTGTTGTGTCTATACGTAACGGCGCACAAGGGGCTGCTGCTGACTGCCGCAGAGCCTATGACTTTCTTGATCAGTACGACCACATAATCTTTTGCTTTGATAACGACGATCACGGCAGGTCTGCTGCATTGGAGTGTGCTGATATCTTTGGTGGTAAGTCTAGGATCTACCATCATGGTGAACACAAGGATGCTTGTGACTACCTGATGAACAGTGACAAGGAAGAGTTTGTCAAGAGGTGGTGGGCAGCTAAGACGTATACACCTGATGGTATGGTGATGCTGGGTTCACTGCGTGAGTCGCTGAAGAAACCATTGGAAGAGGCAGAGGTACGCTACCCATACAAGGGACTGGATGACATGACGTTTGGCATTAGACCGACTGAGCTAGTCACAATCTGTGCTGGCTCTGGTCTTGGTAAGTCTACGTTCATGCGTGAGCTAGTGTTCTCCATCTTGTCACAGACTAACGACAGGGTAGGACTGGCGTTCCTTGAG